CGCGCGCGCATCGCTCGCCTCTTGGCATCTCGCCCAAGCTTTCAGCACTCCGCCAGTGCTCAATGCTGAATTCATAGCCGATAATCCACCAGTCGACCGAGTCATTGCGGTTCCCGCCGAACCACACATGCTCTACGACGCATACTTCGATCTAAAATGTGCCCGGCCCATGCCTACTTACTCGGTCCCGGGCCTCATCGATCACTTCTAAAAAAAAATTCAAGGGGGGCTTCGCCCCCCTGCTTCTGGGGGTATATGCTCTACAAAATTTATTGGTATCTAATGTTCGAATGCCCTTGGCTACCAATCACTAAATCCTGGCAATATGCGGCCATGGCCGCTGCTACCGTCGCATCACAGGCTATGCAAAACGACGCTAACGCCAAGGCTCAAGAATCAGCCAATAATGCAAACTCTGCTATGTCAGAAAGACAAATGGCCTGGCAAAAAATGATGTCGGATACCGCTCACCGCCGAGAGGCGGAAGACCTAGAGCTAGCCGGATATAACCGCATCCTCTCTTTCAACAAAGGAGGTAGCGGGGCCTCTACTCCATCCGGCTCAACTCCGACCATCCAAGCCCCCAAGGCTGAAAATATACTCGGCAACAGCCTATCTACCGCCCTCCAGGCCCGTTCTCTAGCTAAAGAAATCGACTCTGCCGATTCTCAAATGGCTCTTAATGATGCCACCATAGAAACACAACGCTCTGCTGAAGCTCTCAATCACGCAAACTCGTCAAAGGCTACTGCGGAGAAATTCCGCACCGACCAAGAGACTTATTCAAAGTCTCGCGAAAACGATCTAAACGACGTTGCTTTATCTCAGCAGAAAAAAGCTCTCGAACTGGATGCTTCTACGAATCTCAACAACGCTAAAATAAATAATAAAATGTCGACCTACGACGCGATCATGAGCCGAACCAAACAAGCCACCGGCGTTCTTAACGACGCTGTTGGAGTCTTCAAGCCCAAAATTCAAGTAGGCGGCGATGCCGCCGACACGTCTAATCTCCGTCGGGAAAACAAAGTTATGAAGGACTACATCACCCGTAAAGCTGGACAAAAATACTAAACAAGGAAAAAAACATGGCTAAAAATGATCAAACAAATACCCGCCCAAAATTCCGCACTAACTACTCTCCAGCTGTCAAAATCACAATGGACTTCAAACTCCCTTCCCGCACAAAACAATCGATGTCCAAGGACTGCGACATCAACCAGATTCTCAAACAATACAAACAAACTGGTCAACTACCTGACCTCATCAAAACCAACCCCCAATATGGGGACTTCTCGTCTCCGTTGGACTATCAAGAATCTTTAAATCAGGTACTCCTGGCACAAGAGCAGTTCGCTGCTCTGCCTTCTCACGTACGGTCTCGCTTCGCCAACGACCCCGTACAATTCCTAGCCTTCGCTACAAACGAGGCAAATGCCGAGGAACTCATCAGGCTAGGTCTCGCTACTAAACGCAACATAGACGATCCTCAAGCGTCTGAACCCGCTCCTAAAACAAAACCGGCGAAGGGCGCGGCTCCGCCGCAACCTGACCCGGTTTCCGACAAGGCGTAGCCGCGTCAGACCCATTACTACTTGATGTAATGGGTGCGACTGACACCATCCAGGCTTGACCTGGTGGGTCAGGCGCTAAACACTAAAACACTCAACTAAAAGGTAAAAACAATGAGAAACCGCAAAAAAATTCCAATGAAAAAGTCCAAGAGACTTTTTTCTAAAACCGCCAAGTCCGTAAACAAGAAAAATATCACACCGCGTCCGATGCGCGGTGGCATTCGCCTCTAAAAAAAAAGGACCAAAGCAATGCCCTGCTTCAGTCCTCTTCACGGTTGGCGATCTAACACGATCAATCCCCGCACTGGTAAACGTGCCATAGTCTTCGACGCTAAACAAGCCTTCCGCGATCTACATGTCACTGTCCCTTGCGGTCGGTGTATCGGCTGCCGCCTCGAACACTCCCGTCAATGGGCTATTCGCGCTACTCACGAAGCTGCTCTCTACGACAAAAATTGCTTTATTACCCTTACCTATGCTCCTGAGCATCTACCTGCTCTCGGCTCTATAGATCCCGAAGCTCCGGTCCTCTTCATGAAAAGGCTCCGTAAAAAATTCGGCTCCGGCATCCGCTCGTACGGCTGCGCCGAGTATGGCGAAAACTTCGGCCGGCCTCACTATCACATCTGCCTTTTCAACTTCGACTTCCCAGACAAAAAGCTCTGGAAAGAAATGGGACCAAACAAACTCTACACATCTGAAGACCTCCAGGCCCTCTGGCCTTTCGGCTTCTCTTCTATCGGTTCGCTTACCTTCGAATCCGCTGCCTACGTCGCTCGCTACGTCACTAAAAAATTCACTGGCAAACTAGCTAACAATCACTACCAAGTTCTCTCTCCTGAAGGTGAAATCCTCGGCCTTCGACATCCTGAAAAACCTGTCTGCGTTTCACGCAATCCCGGCCTGGGCGCCCCCTGGCTCAAAAAATTCAAAACTGATGTCTACCCTTCTGACTCTGTCGTTCTACGCGGTAAAGAAATGAAACCGCCAAAATATTACGACCGCCAATATGAACTTGAAAATCCATCCGAATTCGCTACGCTAACTAAACAACGCAAAATGAAATTCAACAAAGTGAAAATATGCCGCTGCTATATGGTTTCAATCCTATGCATCTGCACTCAACCCAATGCTGAGACACAACGGCTTCTGGCTCGTGCCACATGTGCCTCTGCCAAACTTGCCCAATCTAAAAGGAAACTGGAAAATGATACTTAAAATGTTCTCCGTCTATGATTCTAAGGCTGAAGCTTACATGCAGCCTTTCTTCCTCAACTCCCGCGGTCTCGCCATCCGCTCCTTCACTGATCTCGCAAACGATCCAAAAACTTCCGTATACCAATATGCCGCCGATTTCACTCTCTTCGAACTCGGTGAGTTCGACGACAACGGCGCAAAAATTATTCAGCATCCCGCTCCCGTGGCTCTCGTCTCCGGCCACGAGGTAAAAAAAGCTCCGCCTTTTGCACTAAACAAATCTGATGCTAACTTCGATATGGGAGCTAAATCATGAAATCAGTAATGAAACACAACTTCAGCCAGGTCCCTGCTGCTGATATTCCTCGCTCCCAATTCAATCGCTCTCACGGCTTCAAAACTACATTCGACGCTGGCTATCTCGTGCCTATCTTCGTCGACGAAGCTCTACCCGGCGATACCTTCAACTTAAAACTCACCACATTCGCTCGTCTCGCTACTCCTATTGTCCCGTTCATGGATAACTTATTCTGCGACACTTTTTTCTTCGCAGTTCCCATGCGCCTCGTCTGGGACAACTGGCAAAAATTCAACGGCGAACAAACTGACCCCGGTGATTCCACCGACTACACCATTCCTCAAATGGTATCTCCTGCCGTTACCGGCTACGACATCGGCACTATGTCCGATTACATGGGCATTCCTACTGGTGTCCCTGGTCTCTCTCACTCTTCGCTCTGGCACAGAGCCTACAACCTGATCTGGAACGAATGGTTCCGCGATCAAAACTTACAAGACTCTGTCGTTGTCGACCGCGATGACGGTCCAGACAACCCTACCGACTACGTCATTCTTCGTCGTGGTAAACGCCACGACTACTTCACATCCGCTCTACCTTGGCCTCAAAAAGGCCCTGCCGTAGAAATTCCTCTCGGAACTTCCGCTCCTGTTCTGGGTATCGGTATGCAAACGCAATCCTTTCCAGACACCAACCAAACCGTCTATGAATCTGACGGCACTTCTACTGTCTACGCTCGCTCTAAAATTATCACCGGCGACACTGGTGACGAACGCATGCGCGTACTCGGCACAGGTGCGACCGGTGCTTACCCCAATATCTATGCCGATCTTTCTTCGGCTACTGCTTCAACTATCAACGCTTTAAGACAAGCGTTTCAAATCCAAAAACTCTACGAACGCGACGCTCGTGGTGGTACTCGCTACACCGAAATTATCCGCGCGCACTTCGGCGTAGTCTCGCCCGACGCTCGCTTACAACGCCCCGAATATCTCGGAGGCAACTCAGTACCTATCAACGTAAACCCCGTTCCACAAACATCCGCCACCGACGCAACAACTCCTCAAGGTAACCTTGCCGGTATTGGTACAATGCGCGGTCATGGCGCTGGGTTTACAAAATCCTTCACTGAACACACTCTTATCATCGGCCTCACATCTGTACGAGCCGATCTGAACTATCAACAAGGTCTCAACCGCATGTTCTCGCGCGCCACGCGCTGGGACTTCTATTGGCCTGCTCTCTCGCACATCGGCGAACAGGCAATCCTTAACAAAGAACTCTACGCCCAAGGCTCCGGTAACCTCGTATCCGATGCCGCTACCTTCGGCTACCAAGAACGTTATGCCGAGTATCGTTACAAACCTTCTGAAATTCGCGGATATTTTCGTTCTGTAACTGCCCAAACTTTAGATGTTTGGCATTTATCCGAAAAGTTCACTGTTCTTCCAGAACTTGGAGAAGATTTTATTAATGCAAATGCTCCTTTTGACCGAGTAATTGCTGTCGAGGCTCCATATCCACAATTTTTAGTCGATATGTATTTCGATCTTAAATCAACCCGCCCAATGCCTGTATTCTCTGTACCGGGCTATATCGATCACTTCTAAAAGGGGTTACTATGTTAGGAAACTTAATCGGACTTGGTTCTGGAATATGGAACAATGTTCTCGGAGGTCTTACCGGCGCTTCTGCCGATGAGGCCAATTCTGCTAATCAGGCTTCTGCTCAAAAGGCTATGGATTTCGGGCAGGCTTCTGCCGATAAACAAATGGCTTTTCAAGAGAGAATGAGTAATTCATCCTATCAAAGAGCTATGGCTGACATGAAGCTAGCCGGATTAAATCCTATGCTTGCGTTCTCTCAGGGGGGGGCCTCTACCCCTGCAGGGAGCGCTGCTCAGGGTGTAGCTTCTCGAAATGAGGATACTGGAAAAGCCGCTTGGGCAAATATTAATGCTCTTTCTAAGGGCGGATCTGATCTTGCATCTATTTCCAATATGTCTGCTCAAACTGATAATTATAAGGCTACAGCCGCTCAAACTGAACAACTTACATCACCTCAAGTTAAGAAAATTGATTCTGGACTTAACATCCATCAAAATGAAAGTAGCAGAAAAGCTAAGAACTTCTCGAAGACCATTACGATACAATGAGGCATCTCCAAAAACCACCCAGATGATAGTCATAAGCTGCGCAGAC